TGGCCCCCCATGTTCCCCCCCCGAGGGCTTCCTGCCCTCGCCCCCCCCCCGCAGAACCAACCACCTACTTGGCGTTGTTAGCGTCACTCTTTATGATCATTGCGTCGTGCCTGTTCCCCACCTACAGCCCCGCTTTGCAGCTGGAGGTGGCGCTCGCCCTGCGACGCCTACGCCCGCGGAAACGTCGTGCCCACAACCGCCGCTTTCTCCGTGCGCGTTACCCTGCTCCGGTCCATAGGCCCGTGCCCGCCGACCGGTTCTATCCTTGCCCTGAGTACCCCCCACTCGCTCAGGGTTTTTTCACCCCCTCCCCCTGGCCCACAACCCGGACGCCCCTTGTGGTTGGAGGTGAGGGCACCTGCTGGCGCAAGCTATTCCCCTTGTGGGACCACGTGGACAGGATGCCCCTCAAGGACTTCCTGGCCCGTGTCCGTGTCCTTGCCCACAACACCCGCCGGATGCCTTTCCTCTTTGCCATCCACATGGTGCACCAGCCTGACGGCGACTGGCATTTAGAGCATGTCACCTCATGGAGTGTCGTTAACGCTTCTCCGCACTATGACGCTGGCAACTACATTACGTTACAGGAACTGGCTGCTTGGTCCCCCCCCCTCTACCGCAAGGTGCCCCTGTCCCCACTGCTAACGGACACCTTGGTCGGGGCCGACGGACACAACTACTTTTCCGGCACCTCCTTGCAAGTGTCAGCGGCCGCCTTGTACACCGGCGACCACGCCAAGGCCGTGCGCCGTTCTCGGCGTGTCACCCCTTACGCCGTCCCGCCCGCCAGTTTGGGCCTCCTGGACGAGTTAGCGCTGGACCGCCCCCTGCCCTTTGCGCCACCTCACCCCCACCCGATTCACGTAGCCTTGGAGCTTCAGAACCTGGACCGTGCCTGCCACCTCCTGGCCAACCGTGACTGGTACAGTGTTTGGCTTCGCGCTGAAAAGCTCGGCCACATGCTCGGAGTCCCGGGTATGCGTCCCCCCGCTGACGCGTGGAACGCGCGCCTTACTGGCAAGGACGTTGGACGGTACCGATCCAGCCATGTGCCGACCACATCAGTGCCCACCAGCAGCCAGCCCGTGTGGTTCATGGAAGACGCCCTCCACATGTGCAGCCCAGCTTCTGTGGGGCGCTGGTTTGACGCGAACCCCACCCTGGACTACCTCGTAGCGACGGCCGTTATTCCCCCTGAGACTGCGTTTGACCTCCCGCCCCTGTTTCCCGACCTGTACTCTTTCCACCGGGCCGGAGATGACCTGGTTTACGTGCCTGAGTCCGACGCCGGTGGTGCCTACGTGCAACCCTTCGAAGCCAGGCGTTGGTTGACAGCCCATTCACTGGTCACCCCGCAAAACGAGTGCCTGCACGTCCAGCTTGTGGCCACTTCCCGCGCCCACCATCTCTTCGTCATCTCCCGCCCCGCCCTTATTAAGGAGACTAGGCGCATCCTCGACATGCCGGGGCTCACCGTCATCCCCAGGCTTGCGCATCCTTTCGGCTCCCTGTACTCGCGCATAACCACCCCCAACATGGTGAGTGCTCTCGTCCAGTACGCCGCCCGAATCAAGGAGACCAATCTGGCCGACATGGGCCACAAGATAGCCTCTTACGCCCAGGTCACGATGCACAAGTACCCTTCCTCCTTTGGCCGGGCCGCGGCCATTTACGGACTGTGGTCCCGGGAGATTGACTACCATGCTAAGTCCGGCGTGTTCTCCAACGTGGGCCTCATTTTCACGCGGCTCACGCACCTGGCCTTCTATTCCCCTGGGTGGCTGCTCCAGTCCCTGACCTCCGGGGTGATCGCGGACCGCGTTGACCACGTCAAGGTCTGGTACGTGGACACGGTGGGTCTTGTAGCCCGCCACGACGACGCCCGTGTACCCGGCGACCACTGCGCCATCTGTGCCCCCCGCAGCGTCAGCTACTTCCACATGCCCCCGGTGCCCTCCTGGTCTGCCACGCTGGCCCGATACCTAGCCTCCATCGAGCTGTGGGTGGGTGCCAAGCTGGCCATCTTCCTCAGTATCAATTTCCTGAGGTGGGCCATTCCGAAGACTGGGCCTCTGGTGCACCGCGTACTTTGGATCCTGGAGGCCTCCTGGCACAACACACCCCTCGGTGTAGGCTTCGCGCTCTTCTACACCTGGATCGGAGGCCCAGTACCTGACCTGCCTTTGCCGGACGTCGTCCGACCTCTGGGCCGCCACTTGCGTTGGTGCTACGCCGCTCTCTTGGGGCTCCCCTTTGCAGCCCGGCTTAAGGTGGTGGCGCGCCCCTCAGGCCCGCTCACACTTTACCCCCGCCCCGGCTACTCAGTGCACTACCAGCTCGCCCTGTTCAGCCTGTTTTGCGCCCTTGCCTGGCCGCGCGTCTACCCCCTTCCGGAGAGGCTGTATTTCACTCTCCCATTGGGGCATCCGCCCCCTGCGTCCGCGGCCGACTTCATGCCCCCCGGCTTCAGTCTGGCTTCAACTCTGCACGGCCCGGTGCTTCCCCCCCTGCCGCTTGTGATCCTCTCAATCTCGCGGAGAAGCGCCATGGTGTGCGTCACTGCACCCCTGGCCCTGGCGGCATACCTGCTGAGTTCTTGGACCACCGTGGACCCTCTGCCGCACCACTCCCTGTGTGCACACACCCTGGCTCCCCCGGTTGTTCCAAACCCCCGCTTGGTTTTGGGCCCCTCCTCCCTGCCTTCAGGCCCACCCTCCGGCCCGTCCTCTGCGCCTTCCTCGCCCGTCTTGTCAGACTTCGAGTTCACTCCGCGGCCACCGTCCCCACCCACGCGGCCGTTCACTCCGCTTGAGCTGGAAAGCCTCCCATCGCGGCCCGCAACGCCTCCGGCCCCGCCGGCCCCGGCACCACGTCCTGCGCCTGGCGTCCTCAACTTCCCGGACCCCTACCGTGCGTACCGGCTCACGCCCGCCCACTACCCCACGTGGCAAGACTGGGCCGTGGACTTACAGGCATTGCCGCCGGCTCCACGCACTCTGGACCCCGCTGACTCCTGCGTCTGGAAGTGCATCGGCGAAGCCTACGGCCTGCCGGAGGACCTGGTGCATGCATGTTGGATGGCCCATCTGCCGCGCCTCGAACGTGTGGATCGCACGGCCAACCGCGACTGGTTTGGTGGCACCGTCACACGCCGCGACTTTCCTCGCGTCTTCGCCCACTTCGGGCTCGGCGTCACTTTGCGGACCGGACGCTTGGCACCCCGCCAGCTCGCGCATGCTCCTGGCGCCCCTGGCGCGGTGGCTTCGTATAGCCCGACCGCGGCGCCCGAGTTGGTGACCCAACCCGCCCCTTGGGGCGTCAGCGTCGTGTGGTACATAGTCCCGGCTGGTGCCCGCTGGCATTTGGTCACCCGCGGCGTTGAGAACAATGCGATGCCTGGCCCCCCCTCACCGGACGCTGCAGACATGGTTGGTTACCGCTCCGTGCAGCTTCCCCCGCTGCATATTGGAAGTCTAATCAACAAGACTCTCCTGCAGTTCCTCCGCTCCTGGCTGCGCTTGGACCAGCCCGGCATGAACGCCGTAGCCGCAGTGGAGCGCCTCCCTTCTGCCTCTCTCCCGGCGGCCGTCGCCCTCCCCAACGTGCCCGTGGCCGCCGAGGTCGTCGACTACACGTTCACGGAAGCCGACATGGACCTCGCTGTTAACCTCGGCGCCGACATCAAGACCCACCCTGACTCGATGGAACTCCGCGAGTACCAGGGTTCGCAGTCCATGTCGTTGGCCCGCAGCTTCTATTCCCTTGCCAAGCTCGCTCGGGACGACGCTCGCGCTGGTCACCACCGCCGCGTTCGTCTGCACCTGTACCACGGAGCTCCTGGCACCGGCAAAACTTACACCATGTTGCGCGACCTTGACGCGGTCCACCGCCGGGGCCCCGGCTTTGACGCTTCCAACCTCCGGTTCCACTGTTGGAACAACAACCTGCGCGGCCCTCTTGAGCGTGACGCCCTGCAGTTCTTTCCCTTCCTGGCCTCCGGCAACTTCCAGACAGGATGCATGCCCCTTGTGCAGCCTTATGGCGGCACCTTGGTGCTGGACGATGCCACCCAGCTGTGGGCCGGCTACTTGCCTCTCTTGGTGGCTTGCAGCCCGCAGGTGACGGACATCTACATCTCGTTCGACGCCTGCCAGGGCCGCGGCTGCTTCCCGAAAGCCGACAGCATCAGCCGTGGCGATGTTAGCACCGCTGAGTGGCTCTCCGCCTTGTCGACCCGATACGCCACCGAGTCCAACCGTCTGAGCCTTGACAACTCCCAATTGTTCGGCTTGAACCCCCCTCCTGCTCGTGCCGGTCGCGTGGCCATGCCCGGAAATGTCTACCTGGTCAGCAACGTCTCCACGGAAGTACCCCTACTTGTTGTCTCCCCACGGTTTGAGGAGACCAAGAACAAAGGGGGCCAGCGCTGCTTGACGTTCCAGTCCTGTCAGGGCTTCACCATTGACGGTGACGTCACCATCGACCTCGGCGGGCTGAGCGCCACCTCCACCGACCAGGCGTGGTGGACGGCCCTCACCAGGGCCCGCGGCAACATCATGCTTTTCCTGGGCCCCCTAAGCCAGGGACGGAGCCTCAACGAGTCCTTGTATGGCCAGTCCAATATCGCGAGCGCCATCCTCGCCGCGTGCGCCAGGGCTTCCACCGGCCGCCTCACCCCGGCTGAGGACCCCCTCCAGCTCGTGGCCCGAGCTGTCCAGGCCCACATGTCTCGATGCCTGTCTCCTGCTGCTTGTGCCGCACTCGGCCTGGTCCCCGCGGCGCCGATCGTCGGCTCCTCCCGGCCCCCTCGGGCGGACTGGCTTGCCGCCCCCGATGACCCCCTCCTGCGGGACTTTTACACAGCGCGTACCGCAGCTGCCCGCAGCCGTGGGCTCAACTACGGCCGGCCGGCCTTCTCCCGGCACTCCCACAACCCGACCCGCGAGCCTGAGTTTGACGTGCAGCATGCACTGCGCCACCTGGCGCCGTTGCCAGCAGACACGGTCATGCACTCTGCGACCACCGGGTACAGACTGCCTCCACCGCCCGTTATTCACGTCCAGCCCGACCCCGCCCTGAACACTGACCTGGTGGTTGACCCTGAGGCCCGTGAGATCGTGCTGCCCAACACCGAACAGAGCCACCAGCACGTCCCTGACGGGCCCCACACCGTCCTTCGCCACCACGGCTGGGACCGGGTCACGGCTTTGCACACTGAGGCTGCCCGCATCCAGAAGGGGGTCCCCGACATGACCCCCACCCCGGAGGTCCTCCGCAAGTTGGCCGCCCTCAAGCGCGGGTTCAAGGTCTTCGTGGACGTGGACGCGTGGAACAAGCAGAAGTGGGACCCGGCCTTGTTCGGCCGCTTGATGCCGACGGCCTACACCTCGTGGATTGCCAAGCGCACCGGCCGCGCCATCACTACTGCTCTGGCCAAAAACCCCTGGGACTCCCCCCAGAACCACGCCCACCTGTTCCTGAAGTCGCAGGTGGTCAAGAAGAAGGAGAAGCGGGGCGCCCCGGCCACCAAGGGCCAGACCGTCAGCGAGTTCAACCTGGTACGCCAGTTCGAGGACATGCCCGAGTGGCATTACCTCGAGCACATGCTCAAGCGCTACGTGCGTCCAACTACGTACCTGCACCACGGCGCTTCCCCCGCCGCCATGGACGCTGTGTACCAGCGCATCTGGCAGCCCGGGCAACCGATGACCTGGTGCGACTACACCTCGCTTGACGCTGGCTACGAGGCCGCCCACATCTTGTTCATGGACTGGCTCATGGAGATGAGTGGCCTTGACCGCCGCCGCCGTGCCCGTTTTGTCCGCAACATGACCACGGTGTACAGTCACCGCGGACCCCACCAACTCTGCATGCCCAGCGGCACTCGCGGCACCTGGACCGAGAACACAGTCACCTCCATGGCCATGATTGGTGCCTCCCTCCTCATCCCAGAAGGCACGCCCGCCTTCTTCTCCGGGGACGACAGCATCATCCTCGGCCTCTGGCGGGACCGCCCCGGCTTCAACCCGGACGAGTGGCGCATGCGCCCTAAGCGTCAGACCGGGCTGCGCGGCGAGTTCTGCTCCTTCTCTTTCGGCGGCCTGCATCTGGCGCCCGACCACGACGCCATTCTGTTCCGCACCCAGGACGCCCTCGCACTGGGTCGTAATGACGTCAATTACTGGCGCTCCATCTCTGACGCCATACGCGAATGTCGCGACACGGAGCTGAGTTACTCCCTCGCCACCGCCCGCGCCAACCTGAAGGCCGCCGCACAGATGTTCGGCTTCGACACCCCTCTCCCCCTGGTCTTTGCCTGATGAAGACCCTCCACCCGTCCGGTTGACACATGCAAAACGCCGGCCCCGCGCACATATCAGCTTTGTCGGAAACTGCGCCTTTCTCCCCCCTCCCTCAACTTCACCCGACCTAACCTCCCCGCTCCACCCCCCATCCCTCCGCTGCACAGTTATTCGGAATATACTGCAGCATGGCTTCTCCCCCTGTTGTCGCGGGCGCCGTGCCCGTTGTCATTGACCCGCAGCCCGGCGTCCCATCCACTTTGGAGGTCCTGCCCACCGACTTCTCCGGCTACTACGAGTTCGTGGCCGAGTACACCCTAGGCCCGGGCGATGCCGACTTTGTTCTGGACCTCCGCCAGCCCATTTATGACGAATTTTTCCGCTGGTGGGAGTCCATCCGCCTTACCCGCCTCTCCCTTGTTGCCACGATCGCCGCTTCCAAGGACACCCGGCTACACATAGGTGTCTACGCCAATGGAAAGTGGCCCCGTGACGTCCGTGCTTGTCCCGTCAAGGCCACCGCCCTCTCCTCCGCTATGGGTGGCCTTGTCTTCGAGTGGGCCCTCCCCACCGACCACTCTTTCGGCCGCGAAATTCGCGGCGCAAACGCTGGCACGCGTTACCCCGTCCTGTACGCGATTGCCACTTCCTCCGGTGTGCTTCCCGAGATCGAGCTTAGATTTACGGTCCGGTTCGCCGCTGGAGGACGGGCTCCTCAGCCCGTCATTCTCGTCCCCTCTGACCGTGCTGCTACGCTTGACGACGACAAGCCTGACCCGGCGGCCGGTCGCCACCCTCTCCCCCCCGCCGAGCAAAAGCTCGCCCAGCTCTGGCAGTCCACCAACGCCTTACTGGACCGCCTGGAGTCTGCCGAGGCCCGAGCGGCCGCGGCAGAGGAGCGAGCTGCTGCTCGCGAGGCTGAAGTGGCTTTATTCCCCGCCCCCTCTCCCTCGCCCGGCCCCTCCGCTCCGCCGCGCCCACGCGGCAAGGTCCGTGAGTGACCCCCCCCCCGCTCAATGGTAAGAGCTTAAAGTAACCCGTTGCAGTCGTGAAAGCATGAGTCCCCCTGTTTCTCCCTTTTCAGTTTTGCTCGTTCTCCTCCGGCGCGCAGTGGCCTGACCAGCCCTCGCTCCGTTTCCTTTGTCTGCTACGGAGGTTTCTCCAAACGGGTTTGATATTACCGTAAGAAAAATAGTAGGAGTAAATGCGGT